CAACCCGCTCAAAATGCGGAGTGTAAAGAGGGACACTACCAGGAGATTCAATTTGCTCAACAGGGATACGAGTGTCCTCAAGAAAAACGTGTTCATATGGGTGCGATTATATGAACTTAAAAACATGGTCACTCTTTTTAGTATAAAATGTTTACCTTCGACAGAGAAACCGCAATAATTGTCGCCATCATAGTGTGTATAGCCGCATCTGCATACATGTATAAAGAACTCAAAAGTACAAAACAAGATCTCGAAGACGTTAAAGGGTTTAACGGGAAACTCGTTTCTTTTTTGTCCAGTCCACCACCATCACCACCAAAAAAAGTGTTTTCAGAATCAACCCAAGTTGAAATTCAAAAAGAAAAAAATCAAGATAGCGAAGAAGAATCCTCAGAATAATCATCTCGCTCAATTATAACTTGCTAATGAGCAATGAAGAAATACAAGGCAATAGCTATTCCTGTAACGTTTACGGGTGATAAACCAAAGTTTCTCACTGTCCGGGATCGACGATTCAAAGATTGGATATTCGTCACCGGAGGGTGCAGGCGAAGAGAAATACCTAACCCTCTAAGAACGGCTCTAAGAGAACTCGAAGAAGAAACCAGGGGAGTCATTTCTCTCAAAAAAGGCGAATATACAAGCTATAAGTTTACGGTAAAAGAAAGTCCAGGCGTTGAATTAGAATATAACGTGTTCGTGTTTTTCGTAAATTATACTTTACAAGAACAAAACGAACTCATACGAAAATTCAACGAAGAAAAACAGAAAACAAATTTGAAAAAAGCACAGAAACAACCCATCAAGAGAACACACGATGAAAACGATTTCATGACTTTTGAAACACTCACGGAGTTTAACACGAAAAAACAGTGGGATCGTATAGTTAAAAACATACTAAACAACCCCGAATTCTACGCGTGTGTAACTTCAGTCGATAGAAAAACCTTCTCTATAAAATAAATAATGAAGTCGAAAGCTTACATTCTTCACCAGATAAAAGAACTTCTCGTAGATAGACACGGGTACACACAGGCTAAAGCAGAAAGGTACGCGGAACTACACAAGGAAGATAAAGTTTATGAACTTCTCGTGTTAAAAAAGTCTTTATCTGAACAGGAAGAGTACCCGGAAGTGTCCTATAGAAGATCTATATGGCACCACGAGTATGAAGAAGACTAATATAAAAAAATAAATCTAATAATTGGTAAGTATGTTTAAACAATGGTGTAGAGAACAGGGATTCTCTAACGGATCCAATTTATCACATGTGCTCATGGACGGTGGTGTCCTTTCCGTGCCATTTGATAGATTGAACGAATTTTACGAAAAGTACGTAGATGCATATAACTCCGGCGAAAAGATATTCGTCGTCGAACAAAAAACCGAAAACTATAACTTTTTCGTCGATCTCGACTATAAAGACGAAGACGAAATGACGTTTGGTGAAGTGGAAAGTGTGTGTAAAGTCATATGCGATAAGGTTAAAAAGTTTGGCGGTAAAGAAGCACTCGTTTCCGTAGCCGCACCCAAACCCGCAGGACACCTCATAAAAACGGGTATACACATTAATTGGCCTGATTTTGTTGTTAATAGACCATCGGCTATAGCCCTAAGACAACATATCATTAACACACTTAACTTAGTGTATGGCTCTAAACAATGGGACGATATAGTAGACGCTTCCGTATACGGAAGTTCAGAAAGAAAAACGAAAGGAAGCGGTTTTCGAATGCCGTGGTCACACAAAAAAGGGAAACACGAAGCGTGTTCAGGACAAGGGTGTACCTTATGTAACGACACCGGTAAAGAAGTTCAGGGTGAGTACAGACCCATTTTTATTTACAGGTGCGGACCTTTTAGCATGTTAGAAGCGATAGAAGGACACATCGCAAATACTAAAATCATGCATATGGCTACACTCAGAACACAATGTAGTGTTCCGGTGATCGTAGAAGGTTCAAACATAAAAAAGGAAGGTGAATTTACAGCAAATGAAATAAAAAACGAGTTCAAAGATCAAGAAGTCATTTCAAACCTAGAACAGTTCATAAGAAAACACCTCGAAGGTCAAGGTATGGCTAAAATTACAAAAATTTACGAACACGAAGGTAGGTTTCTCGTTTCAACAACATCACACTATTGCGAAAACCTTAAACGATCACATAACTCAAATCACGTATGGTTTAGTGTTTCTAATGGTAAAATAACACAAAAGTGTTTTTGTAACTGTGAAACCATGAAAGGAAGATTTTATGGGTTCTGTAAAGATTTTACAGGAAGACGACACGAACTACCACCATCCATACTAAACAAACTCTACAAAGACGGTAAAATAGATAAATTTCTAGAGAAAAAACCAAAAAAGAAAGAGGTCAATGTTATTAAACATCAAGATACAGAGGAAGTTAAACACTTGCTCAGTTCCTTTATAAAAAAACACGTCGTAAAGGGAAAAGACGTTCCTGTTACGAAAATAGAAAAGAAAAAACCAAACCTCTTTTCAGTATCAACATCTTACACGTGTGAAGAGTGTCACTCACAAAACATTCAGTTTCAAATTCTAAAAGGAAAACTCGAACAAAAGTGTAAATGTAGAACGCGCATACATGTGCTTACAGATAAAATAATAACTAAATTATAGAACAACAACATGTTACCTGTTGTCTTTTTAGCGTTTGTAATATACATTACGTCTTCTTTAATTAAACCAAAAAACAATACAGAACAGATTAACTCGCTCATAAAAGAGTCACTAAAGTATTCGGGTATAAACAAAGTCGCTTATAAAGACTTTTTAGTCAACATTAACATGGCTTTAGAGTATAATAAACACGTAGAACAGTCAAAAAAGTTTTTACACAGGGCAATAAACAATCTCGATGAAATAAGTCTCAGTAGCGTTTCAGGTGATATGGGAGTACAAGAAGAAATAGATACCTTAACTGTTAAACTACTCGCTTATTTCAACGAATTACACGTTAGAAATGAAATACAACGTGTAAAATACTTAAAAGAAATGTATAAATATAAGTTATAATGACAATACGAACGCGTTCGGGTAGAGTTTCTAAAGTACCAGAAAGATTAGAGTTATTCGAAGAAATCGAAGACGATTACAAAGAAGACGAATACGATTCCGATGTGGATCTTCTCGAAACGGACGACGAAGATTTCTTAGAAGAAGAAGATAGTGACGAAGATGAAGAAGACTACTCGGATTCGGACGCAGACGAAAACGGGAACTTGAAGGATTTTGTCGTCGACGATGACGACGAAGACGAAGATTATTTGGAAGACGAAGAAGACGAAGAAAGTGAATACTCAGATGAGTAATAATGAGCTTAAAAAAATAGAATTATCTTTATATAATGGAAGCCGAAGTTGGAACGCCCATAGAGTATAACCCTACAGAGTTCGATAACACACAAAAAGAAAACGATGATATTGATGATCGGGGACGTAACGAGGAAGACGAGTATTACGTTCCACATCAAAATTATTATCAACAACCATTACCACCTTTACAAACACAACAATCAAACGATATATTTTCAAATTTAGATAAAACGGGGTACATTATTATTTTTGTTGCCTTTTTACTCGGTTTTTTCATGGGTAAAACCATGCAACCCGTCATTCTCAGACCTGGATAGATTTACCTTGTATCCATAAATGTTCCGAAGGTGTTTGTTGACCTTCAAAACTACCAATAGGTCCGTAAACAGGTTCAGTAAAGTATGCTCGACTCACTATGAGTGGGTCTTTCATAATGTCCGTAGCAACATCAGATGCAGTAACATCCTCACTTACTTTATTTTTTTGATCTCTATACAATCTTAAAAATAAATTAATTGAAAAAAGTACAATAAGAATGGTGATTATGTTCAATATAATACTCAACATACTTACATTTATATAACAAAATTATTTTTTACGGTTCCGAAGTGACTTCCTCTTCGCCATCATCCTTAGATTCTGTAATTTCAGCCTCTTCAGCTTTCGCCTTCTCGGCATCAAACTTTTCCATTGCCTCTACTGAATTAAACCCTCTCTCTTTAGCCTCTTTTTCTAATGCAGCTTTAGCATCCGCCTCGCGTTTCGCGCGAACCTCCTCCATCTCCTTAGCAACAATTGCATCAGCCTCCTTGACGAGTTCTTCCATTGGTGCATCCGGCTTTTCCTTTTGGAGACGCTCGAGAACTTCGGCTGGGTGACTGACCGGAGACTCGTCAGGTTTCGTATAATACTTGGAGTTCTCATCACCCGGTTTAAACATATTCGAACTTCCTATCATATCACGTTTTCGTTCCGCAAACATCTTTGCCGCCATAGATTGATTTTCTCTGTATCCCGTCATGAGTTCCTCGAGCTTTTCGTTCGTATAGTGAACGTCCTCGATCTTCGCCGGATCGGGTGGGATTAACAACCACTTATACATATCGACGACATAAATATCAAAAGTAGAGTCTTCTTTTTGAAGACGTTTCGCGTGTGAAGCCGCTTCGTCGCGACTTGCAAATGCACCTCTAATCTTGATGCCAAACTTATCGTTTTTTTGTGGTGCTTCTGGACCAACGACCGAAAGACACGCGTAAAGTTGACCGGGTACGGTAGTATAATCTTGTTCGAGAGACATTATTATATACAAAACAAGCTTAAAAACTTTAAGCCCTTTATTTTATATAGTATGATACACGAGTTTTGGAATAAACAACCCGTTCCTCAAGATAAAGTTGTTTTTGAAAAAGATGGTGAAATAGATTCATCGAGAGAACTTAGGTACGAAAAAAACCCGTTACCCGAAGGGTACGAATGGAGTTCGTGTACCGTAGAAGAACTTTGCGAATTTCTAAAAGAAAACTATATTCGCGACGATTTTTTCGAGTTTCACTATTCGAAAGAACTTGTAAAATGGGCAATACAACCACCAGGGTACCGCGACGAATGGAATCTCGCTATTCGTAAAAAGAACGATAAAAAACTCGTATCGTTTATGTCGGGTATACCTTTACGCGTTCGCGCGAATGAAAAAACGTTAAACATGCTCCAAATAAATTTTTTGTGCGTTTCCGAACAACTTAGGGATTCCAAGTTTACACCCATACTCATAGGCGAACTCAAAAGGCGTATGAATTTACAAGATATTTGGCAGGCCGTATATACCGTCGTAAAAAGGTTACCTACACCAATCGCTAAAGTCAAGTATTGGCACAGACTCATAAACGTAAAGAAATTAAACCGCGTAGGGTTTTCTAACGCACGAGAACAGACGTACCGTATTTTAGGTACCTCACAGTTTAGGGAAATGACTGAACACGACATTCCGAGAGTCACGCAAATGTTACGCGACCATTTAAAAAAGTTTAAACTTTCACTCGATATAGACGAATCGTACGTCAAACACTGGATTCTACCTCGTAAAGATACAGTGTATACGTACCTAAACGACGAAAAAGATCAATTCGCCACGTTTTATAGTTTGGATTACGTACACAAACCAAGTGGTGAAACCATAAAACAGGCGTACACGTTCTATAACGTTGGGAACTGTTTAAAAGATGCCATAATCATGGCGCGCAATCGCGGTTTCGACGTATACAACTGTGTAAACGTAGGCGTAGACGACGAAGAACTTCGCGAACACAAGTTCATGGAAGGTACGGGGCACAACCACTATTACCTCTGGAATTGGAAAATGAGTGAAGAAATACAACCTAATAATATCGGTTTTGTTATAATTTAACATGTCCATGCACGAGCACCTCCGTTGTTGTAGATGAAGGGTCTTTGCTATGTATCGCACGTCTCGCGGGTACATCTTTTACCTCGTACCCTTCAAAACTACTCGTTACGAGGTATACTTTCGCATTTGATAACACAAAATCAATTTTAGAACGTTTTAATAAATTAAACAAATCTCTATGATCGTCTAAACTAAACCCGTCTTTCGTATACCCTACAAAACTCGTAACACTTTCCGGTGCGTACGGAGGGTCCGCGTATATAAAATCACCATCGTTTACGGTTTGTGCAAATGCGGCTCTAAAATCACACCACTTGAAAACCACATCTTTTATAAGCTCTTGTATTTTTACCAACTCGTCTAGTGATACCACTAACGGTGTACTTTTATAGTGTCCATACGGTACGTTAAACCCGTTAGGACCTTCCCTATATACACCCCTAAAACACGTTTTGTTCAGAAAAATCAGTGTTGCCGCGTGTACAGGTGTAGTGGGTACGAGTTCGTTATACTTTTTACGTACCCAATAATAGTAACTTTCCTTCGATGTTAAACCTTCCTCTTCAGTTTCCGGTTTACGATTTACTTCCGTACCGATTCGCGTATCGTACGTGGTAAAGAGTTCGAGTAAATGGTCGTGTACTTCCTCGGGGTTCGTTTGGATTTGTCTATACATGTTAATGAGTTTTTGGTTTTTATCGTACGCGTATACTTTACCTTTTACGGTAATATCTTTACTCGCGAGTAAACCGAAGAGAACGCTTCCTCCACCCACGAATAGTTCGTGATAGTTCTCTATTTCTCTAGGGAACGATTCGAGAACGGTATCGAGAATTTGCGTTTTACCACCGACCCATTTAATGACAGGTTTCATTTGTATTATATACTATTCTTGTTTTTAATTAACCTTAGTTAGAGACTTGATTGTATCTTATAATAAGAAAATGTACTCAAACGAATTACAGAAACACGCAGCTTCGCATGGTTGCGAATTACCCATGAAAAAATACGAGTCGTTCCCTAAAGAAGTTATCGATATTTATGAATCAAACGGTGTATTGAAATATTTACCAGGCTTACGTTCGGGGAAAGGTCAAGCATTATGCTTTATGTCTGAACGGTATCTAAGAAATGGGAACTTTTTTCTTACACGTGAAGACTGTGAAGCTTTTTGTGCGAGTGTTGGAATTCGAAGTAGCGATTGCATTCAACATTTCAACAAGCAAAATCTATTTCGCGTTAAAAATCTAAAAAAGGGATACTCTTTGAAGTACCCGTTCGAGTTAAAAAAAAACGACCTTCTAAAACGAGAAAACGTTGAAAAAAATGTAAAACTCGCGGGTTCCAAAACTGATCAAATTTGCGCAGTGAAATCGTTTTGGACAAAAAGAGCGAATCAACTTCTACAAGAAGCAAATTTCTATCTTCGTTTATTAAGGTATGAACGTGATAAAAACCTCTACAATCATTTCGAGAGAAAAATGCGTAAAGTGAAAGACATCGTTGAAAATATATTGGACGTAGAGGAGAACGATTGGCAAATAGGGCACCTCCGAGCTCAAGGTGGTAATGAGCCTGAAAATCTCCGCTGGCAACCACCAATCCAGGCTCGATATCGAGACCGATACATATTCAACGAGTATTTCGAAAAATTAAGAATATAGTTAAAGTTAACGTTTTAATATTAAATAATTACCATGGAAAATCAAATACTATACGAAAACTGTTTAGAAGGTATGAAAAAAATAGAAGACAATTCAATAGATATGGTATGCACAGACCCACCTTACTTTTTAGACGGGTTAGGTGACGATTGGGATAAGAAAAAACTCGATAGTAGAGGCGCGTCGTCCGTAGTAGGTAATCTTCCCAAGGGTATGAAATTTGACAGAAACCAATCTAAAAAATTTAACACGTTTTATAAAGATATTTCAAAAGAAGTTTTTAGAATACTTAAACCTGGTGGTGCATTCATATCTTTTAGTAGTTCTAGATTATACCACTCCATGGCAATGGCTGTAGAAGATGCTGGATTCGAAATAAGAGATATGCTCGCATGGGTATATAAACAGTCACAAGTAAAAGCATTCTCACAAGATCATATTATCAACAAAGACAAAACACGAACACCCGAGGAAAAAGAAAAATTAAAAGAATTATGTAAAGATTGGAGAACGCCCCAACTTAAACCCGCTATGGAACCCATGTGTTTAGCAATTAAACCAATAGAAGGTAGATACATAGATAATTTTGAAAAATATGGAACAGGACTCATGAACACATCTGAAGAAACGAAAGTATCCGGTAAATTTCCCATGAATGTTATGACAACGGACGAAAACGTACTCGACCAAGTTTTTCTAATAAACAAACCTTCTAAAAAAGAAAAAGGGGATTTCAATACACACTTATCAGTAAAACCAGTTGAACTCATAGAACAGTTAATTAAATTATTCACGCGTGAAAACGCTTTAGTTCTTGACCCATTCATGGGAAGTGGTACAACCGCAATAGCTTCTATAAACACAAAAAGAAAATATTTAGGTTTTGATATAAATAAGGAATATGTGGATATATCTAATAAACGAATTAACTCCATTTGAAAAATAAAAACGTATAATAATAGAAATGAAAAGTCCTATACAACTTACCCAAGACACTATAAATATCATAGATAAACAATTAAACTCCTTGGGTGAAATACAAATTAAATTAAATAGTATGAAAAGAGAACTCGAAATTCAAAAATCAAAAGTTATAAAAAATCAAGATAACATAATCAGGGATACCAGAACCGCGTCACCTTTAAAACAAAATACACCGCGTAAAAAATAACCTTAGTGAATTAACTTCATTTAAAAAAGAAAAACATCTATAAATAAATGGAGGAGATACGCAAGTACCATAACGAGGCCAAGCGTCTCCTCATCCAATCGGCTACCCGCGAAGGCGACAGTATTTTGGATGTAGGATGTGGTTTCGGCGGCGATCTCCAAAAGTGGCGACACGTCGGGGCAAACATAAGCATGTGTGAACCCAACCCCGAATCACTCAAGGAGGCTAAGTCGCGCGCCAAGAACATGAAAATACGCGTCAACTTTTACGAGGGTGATATATTCGCGTGTCCCCAAAGAAAATACGACGTCGTATGTTATAACTTTGCGTTACACTATATATTTGAAACGAAACAGTTATTTGAAACGTCACTCTTAGCCATTAAAAATAGAATTAAACCCGGGGGTCGATTCATAGGAATCGTACCGAATTCCGATAAAATTATCATGAACACACCCGTAAGAGACGATCTCGGGAACTACTTTTTAACGAAAGAAACGAGTTCGGGGAACTTTGGGGAAAAGTTATACGTCCACTTAGCCGATACACCGTATTATGCCGACGGACCTAAGGTCGAGCCCATTGCACACAAAGACATGCTATTTACACGTATGGAAGATTTGGGGTTTACTTTAACATTATGGGAAGATCTTAAAGGGAACCCGGTTTCGGATTTGTATAGTAAATTTTGTTTCGTGTTTAGGAAATGATCAGACTTTTTCATGAGTCCATATTTATCACACCCTTTAACGTCTATATTTTCCTCTTTTAATCGAATTATTTATATTAGTAGCGTTTTGTTGATTTCTGGGTTCAGGAAATTCGTTAACACTAATCTTTTTTACAATTTCTCTACGAATGTTTTGTGGTAAATTAGGTAAATTTGGACGTTTAACTGTTATTACGGACAATTGATTTCTAAAGTAACTATAATTTACAAATTTAGTGTTTTGATTTTTAGAAATAGTTAAACCATTACGTTTTATTCTCTCATCTATATATCTAAGGTCTGGGTTACCAGACACTACAAGAGTTCTTAATTTTTTAAGGCGACTTATATATTCTCTCGGTAACGATTCTAATTCATTATTGGACAAATTAAGTATATTTAAATTTTTAAGTTCACCGATTGATTCGGGTAACGATATTATATTATTTTCACTCAAATTAAGTTTCTCTAACTTTGTAAGTTTACCGATTTGTGCTGGTAAAGGCCTCAAATTATTTTGACTCAAATCAAGTTCCCTTAAATTTTCAAGTTTACCGATTTGCGGTGGTAAAGCTGGCCTGTTATTATTTAAACTAATTAACATATTATCGTTCAATTTAAGTACCTCTAACTTTTTAAGTTTACCGATTGATTTGGGTAACGATATTATATTATTATCACTCAGATTAAGAATTTTAAGGTTTTTACATCGAAAAATCTCTTCTGGTACATGGTCTAAAGAAGCACTACTTAAATTAATTTCAATTAAATTTGGAAGTTTACTGATTTCTCTTGGTAATGGTCCTCTATGATGACTCAAATTAAGTTTGTTAACATTTAATCTATTGACACCTAGTGGCCTGAGGGCATTAAGTACTGCATTGTTACTTATATTGTTACTGTTACGGTTACTGTTACGGTTACTGTTACTACTCATATACCTTTACCTGATATTATTTCTATTAGTACGTCTACTCTGAGCGGCATTACCCGCCTTTTTTCGAATGGTTTTTGGTGTGTTTGGTGTTTTTGGTTTGTTGTTTATTTTCGGTGTTTTTGGTGTTTTAATTGAACTTTTAATTCGAGTTGTTACTTTTTCTATATTTTTCGTGTTACGTTTTAATTTTATTTTCTCTATTATTTTACTTAAAGGATTTTTAGTTTTACTAAGAGGTTTTGTTACAGGTTCAACGTTAGAAATTTTTTTTGCTATTAGATTTTTAATATTTTTCGGTAAAAAAGGTAAATGTTTTCGTTTATTAATACCCGATAATTGGTTTTTATAATAATTGCTATAATTATATTTTTTTTCATAGAAGACATTAGGATCGAATGATTTATAATGATGGAAAACGGTAATGTTTTTATTTTTTAGGATATAAGGTATTGTAAGGTTTGGGTTTCGATTCGCGATAATACTTATATTTTTAAGTTTAATAATCTCTTTTGGTAACGTTTTTAATTTATTATTATCCAAATTAAGTTTCTTAAGATTTTCACAAAGACCGATTTGTGGTGGTAAAGATTCTAACGCATTATCACTTAAATCAAGTTTCTCTAAGTTTTTAAGGAGACCGATTTGTGCTGGTAACGATTTTAACTTATTATACTTCAAAAGAAGTACCCTAAGGTTTTCAAGCTTACCGATTTGTGGTGGTAATGTAGTTAATTTATTAAATCCCAAAGAAAGATACTCTAGTTTTTTAAGGTTACCAATTTGTGGTGGTAAAGAACTCAAACTATTTCCATTCAAAGAAAGATACTCTAGTTTTTTAAGGTCACCGATTTCTGGTGGTAATTTGGTTAATACATTTCTTAGAACAAGACGTGTAATATTCATGTTCGTAACACCGAGGTTACGAAGCGCCTGTGGGACATTGGAGTTGGAGTTACTCATATACCTTTACCTGTTATTATTATTTCTATTAGTACTTCTACTTTGAGCAGAGTTACCCGATTTTCTTCGTATCGCGTTTAAATTGTTTGAATTGTTTGAATTGTTTGGTGATTTTGGTTTGTTATTTGTTTTCATCTTATTTAGTTTTTTCGCGAGAGTGTTCGGTGTTTTTGGTTTTACAAACTTGACGAACGTTAAGTTTTTTCTAAAGACTTTTTGTCTAGTAGTCGGATCATTAAATAATTCTATATTTTGTTCATAAGTATAAATGTCGTTAATGAAATTTTTAATTTTATCATTCGTAAGATTTGTCGGTATTCCCCAATTTTTTTTATTATAAAATAATGTCATAAGTGTTTCTTCCGTATAATAGTGTTTACCAAATTTAACGGCATTGTTACCTACATTAAAATTTGTAAAAGATATGTGATCCTTATGATTATAATTATTTTTGTTGAGGTAAACTTTTTTTCTTGGAATTATAAATTTAGTGTTTTGATTTATATAAATAGTTAAACCGTTACGAATAAGACTCCCGTTTATATATTTAAGGTTTGGGTTTTTTGACAATTTAAGTTCCTTTAATTTTGTAAGGTCACCGATTGATTCTGGTAAAGATGTTAATTTATTACTGTACAAATCAAGTTCCTCTAACTTTGTAAGTTTACCGATTGATTCTGGTAACCGTTCTAATATATTAAAGCCCAATGCAAGTTCCTTTAACTTTGTAAGTTTACCGATTGATTCTGGTAAAGATTTTAAGTTGTTATATTGCAAATAAAGTGTCTCTAAGTTTTTAAGTTTACCGATTTGTGGTGGTAACCGTTCTAATTTATTATCGAACAAATAAAGATGCTCTAATTTTTTAAGGTTACCGATTGATTCTGGTAACCGTTCTAATTTATTACCGAACAAATAAAGATGCTTTAACTTTGTAAGTTTACCGATTGATTCTGGTAAAGATGTTAAGTTTTTTTCACTCAATTTAAGAAATTCAATATTTAATCTATTGATACCGAGTGCCCTGAGGGAATTGGGGACGTTACTGTTACTACTCATATACCTTTACCTGTTATTATTATTTCTATTAGTACGTCTACTCTGAGCAGCGTTACCCGCTTTTTTTCGTATCGTGTTCGGTGAGTTTGGCTTGTTTGGTGTTTTTGGTTTTACAAACTTGACGAACGTTAAGTTTTTTCTTAAGACGTTTTGTCTAGTCATCGGATCATTAAATAATTTTCTATTTTGATCACTCATATAAACCTGTTTAATATTTGTATAATTGTTTGGTGCCATTTGTATAATTGTGTTTTCCTTATAATAGTGTCTACCAACTTTAACGGCATTATTACCTACCCTAAAATTATTATAAGATACCGGATCCATATTATTTTTGTTGAGTTCCACGTTTCTTCTTCTTATTTGAATCGGTGGATAAAAATTAGTACTTGAATTCTTCACAATACGTAAACCGTTACGATAATAAAGATTTGCGTTTATATATGTAAGGTTTGGGTTTTCTCTCAAATCAAGTTGCTTTAAGTTTGTAAGGTTAACGATTTGTGGTGGTAAAGATGTTAATCTATTCTTATACAAATCAAGTCTATTTAAATTTTCAAGGTTACCGATTGATTCTGGTAAAGATGTTAACTTATTATGGTCCAAAAAAAGTCTATTTAAATTTTCAAGGTTACCGATTTGTGGTGGTAAAGAACTCAAAATATTTCCACCCAAATTAAGTCTATTTAAATTTTCAAGGTCACCGATTGATTCTGGTAAAGATGTTAACTTATTATGGTTCAAATAAAGTTCCCTTAAATTTTTAAGTTTACCGATTTGTGATGGTAACGATTCTAATTTATTATTGCCCAAAGAAAGATGCGTTAAATTTGTAAGTTTACCGATTGATTTTGGTAAAGATGTTAATTTATTACTACTCAAACTAAGTCTCTTTAAATTTGTAAGTTTACCGATTGATTCTGGTAACAATTTTAAGTTTTTTTTACTCAATTTAAGAACTTCAATATCTAATCTATTG